GCGTCGATCAAGCTGCCCTATGTGCTGCGCTGGGAGGCGAGCCCGATCGACTTCGCGACCCGGATCGCGGCCGAGGCGGGCGGCATCGTCAAGCCGGCCGGCGGCAAGCTGACCGTCACCAAGCGCGGCTCCGGCAAGGGTGTCGGTGGGACCGAGCTGCCGCCGATCCGCGTCACCCGGATCGGCTCGGCCGGCTGGCGCATCAACGGCACGCCGCGGCCGCGCCACGGCAAGGTGGTGGCCGCCTGGCTCGACCCGAAGACCGGCCGGCGCAAGACCGTCGAGCACAAGGCCGGCGGCAAGGGGCCGCCCCACACGCTGCTCCATCCGCGGCCGAGCGAGGACGAGGCGAAGCGGGCCGCGCAGGCGCGGGCGACCGAGCTGACCATGGCGACGGGCGGCGGGCACTTCATCGTGCCGTTCAGTGCGGCCAACTCGGCCGGGGCCAAGGTGATCGCCTCCGGCTTCGGCGACGGCATCGACGGGACGTGGTTTTCCGAGTCGATCGAGACCACCTGGGCCAAGGGCCAGCCGGTGCTCTCGACCATCACGGTGACGGCCAATCCGGACGGAAAGGGAGGTGGATCGTGACGGGGCCCGGGTGTCCCCGGCCGCGGGTCGAGTTTGGCGACCAAGCCCGCGGAGCGACGCACACGAATGGCCGCCACCCCGTCGCGGCTCTGGCGAGCGGCTCACGGGTGGCACGATTCGAGAACAATGTCAGTGGAGACGATCCGCTGCGCCCGCTGCCGGGCGCTGCTTTTCCGTGCGACCGCCGGCGCCATCGCCGGCCCGGTCGAGATCAAATGCCGCCGCTGCGGCACCTTCAACGTGCTGAGGCCATCCGAGCCCTCCCGAGAGCGCCCCGAGCGTCCGTCCTCTGGAGACCCCGGATGCCCATCGAACGCCGGACCATCGGGCCGGCCACGCTCGTCCTCGGCGACGCGCTCGACGTCCTGACCGACCTCGCGCCCGGGTCGGTCGGCGCCGTGCTGACCGACCCGCCTTACTGCAGCGGCGGCAACGTCCGCGACCGGGCGGCGGCGACCTCGGCCAAGTACCTTCACCACTCCCGCCGCGGCGCCTATCCGGAGTTCCAGGGCGACACCCGCGACCAGCGCTCGTTCCTGGCCTGGTCGACCCTCTGGATGGGGCGAGCCCGGCGCCTGGTGCCGGCCGGGGGCCTGCTCGTCGTCTTCTCGGACTGGCGGCAGCTGCCGGTGACCACCGACGCGGTGCAGTGCGCCGGGTGGGTGTGGCGGGGGATCGTGCCCTGGGACAAGACCGAGGCCAGCCGGCCCCAGCTCGGCCGATATCGGGTGCAGGCCGAGTACGCCGTGTGGGCCACCAACGGGTCGCGGATCCTGGCCGGCCCGGTCGCTCCGGGCGTGTTCCGGGCACCAGTGCCGAAGGTGAAGCACCACATCGCCGGCAAGCCGGTCGAGCTGATGGCCGGGCTGCTCGGCGTCATGGAGGGGCCGGTCCTCGATCCCTTCATGGGGTCCGGGACGGTCGGGGTCGCCTGCGTCGCCCGGGGGCTGCCCTACATCGGGATCGAGGTCGAGCCGGCCTACTACGAGGTGGCGTGCCGGCGCCTCGAAGAGGCCGTCAAGGCGGCTTCAACGGTGGCTCCTAATGCCGGCTAGCTCGTTAGGTGAGCAAACGGACTGCGGAAAACATGAAACGACCGGCCATCGCTGGGCGCGAAGCAAGAATTTCGGTAGCCTCTGGTTGAAAAGCCCACCGCAGCGTCACCCCCTGCCGGCAGGCAGTGCAAGAAGACACCGCTTCGGACCAATTGAGAGTTCTGGGCGTGCACAGATCGCTGGAGCTTCGGTATGCCCCGGTTCTTCTTCCATCTCACGGGCAGGAGATCGGCCCGGGACGAAATAGGTGGAGACTTCCTCTCGGTCCTCGATGCGGTCGAGAACGCCCGTCAAGTGGCGTTCGAACTCGCTCGGAACATCGACCCCGATCTTACCAAAGATGCATTTGTGGTCGTCGAGGACGAGCGCGGGCGGGCAGTGTACTCGGCCCCCTTGGACTGCCCCTAGGGAAGCATTCGGAACGGCCTGCAGGAGCCCACACGCTAGGGCAAAACCGCTGCCATCCGATCTTGCGCGCTATGCCATCCGATTTTGCGCGCTACAACTGAGCGCTCCACCGACCGGCTTCCCGGTCTTGCCGCGCTCCGTGAAGAACGCCTCGCCAGCGGCCCTGCGGGCGAGCTGAGAGGCACGCAGAGCCCGGACGTCGCCGGGGCTCATCTGGGTGTCCCAGGCGACGGCGACGACGGCCGCGAGGCCGTAGTACCCCATCCGCCACGCGCGCTTCGCGACCCGGGCGATCTCGCCCTCAGACCAGGTTAGCGACCGGCCCGCGGCTGCGCGGTTGCGAACGCCGAGAGATGGGTCGGCGTCGCGGACGCAGTAGCCGAGCGCGGCCGACACCTTCCAAAGGGCGCGCCAGATCTTCACGCACCTGTGCGCCTCGCGAAGCGAGACCGTATCCTCGATCGCGCGTCGCCAAGCCGAGATGTCCTCGAGCGACACGGTGCGCGGATCACAGTCGCCGAAGACTGGCTTGATGCGCCGCCAGCACCGCCACCACTCCTCGCGTGTCCGCGGCTGCTTCGTCGCCCACTCGTCGGTGCGACGATAGCGGCGAAACGATTCGCCGAGCGACCGCGGCGGATAGACGGTCAGTTCCTCGGCTTGGTCCGGCGACAGGTTCTCGGCCGACACCATGGCGGGGGAGGGCGCCTCGCCGCGCCGCGTCTGATCCCACCGGCGATTCCAAGCCTCCGCGATCGCCCATGCTTCGGGCCCGTCTGGGCCGCATGGGACCGCGAAAAAGCCAAGGCGTTTCATCGTCGGGGTCGGCTCCCAGAAGCCTTTCCGCCGCTTCACGCGGTAGTGTCTGATCTTCACCCGGGTCATGCCGCTCCGCCTCGACGCATCGCGGCGATCCGATCCTGCGCGACGGTGCTGGAGTCACGGGCCTGTATCGCCACGCCGGCGCCGAAGAGGTGAGGATGGCGGGCGTCGCACCAGCGATCGATCGCGGTGAGGTCGAGGTTGCCCGTGTCCGGGTCCGGCCGCGGGAAGCCGCGGGCGATGAGCGACGGCAGCATCGCGGCGAACCGCTCGGCCGTGACGCCGAGGCGCCGGGCGGCGACCTCCGGCGGCACGTCGCGAGGGTCGACGCGAAAGCGCATGTTCAGGCGTCCTCGGTCGAGTCGGCGTGGATCTCCGCGAGGCGGTCGATGATCACGCCGCGGATCGCGAAGACGTCGAAGGTGATCTTGGTCGCCTCGGGCGGCGGCATCTCATCGGGCGGCGCCGCATCGGAGTAGACCGCGTCGCCCGTCTCCCAGGATGCCCACGTCACGGTTCGCGTGCGGTCGGGCGCCAGCTCGGCGACCTCTCGGACCGAGCAGGCGCGAGAGGCAGCGATGGAGAGCTGCATCTTCGTCGCCAGCAGCCGGGCCATCACGTAGCAGCCGACCATCTCCCAAACGTCGAATTTGCGCGGGGCGCCGGGCACGGCGGTGGTGCGCGGATGGTACCAGCGGCGCGCGACGGCCTCGTTGAATTTCAGCGGGTCGAGGCGGGTGACGCGCATCGCGATCGGGGTCGGGGCGAGGTAGAACATTGCGGCGCCTCTGCTCGGTTGGGGCGCCCTGTCTCGACATTCGGCGCCAAGCTTATGTTAAGACCATAGCATTGACCTTCGGTTACAACAATAGGAGAACTGCCCCGCGCCGCCCCCAGGCAGATCCGCCGGGCGGACCGGAAAGTTGGTGGCCATCGAACGGCGGTTTTTCACCCCAAAATTCCAGTAACCGCTTCTAATAGCTGGCTATTGTGGTGGACATCAGCGGGCCCGCCCCGGATTGCCCGGAGCGGGCCGACTGGTCAGGCCTCGGCCGTCTCGGGCCGCTGTTCGGCGCCGCCGACACGCCGCGCCACGCGCTCGCGGTGCAGCGCGTCGAACGTCGCCCGGAGCGCTATGCCATTGGCGCCGAGATCACCGGCGATGCGACGGAACGCCCGGCGCTGGCGGTTGTCGAGGTCGTCGTGGCTGGAGAGCAGGTCGAGCATCGAGGCGTACTCGGCCACGGCGTCGACCTGATCCTCGAACGAGTTCCAGTCTACGGCAGAGGCGGAAGCATCGGTCACGGGCGCCTCCCGATGCGCACCCCGAGGTGCTGCGGTCGAAGGGGCGAGACCCGACCGGCCGCGAAGCCGGCGAGCGCCGAGAGGATCGCGGCGAGGACGGCGATCGGAACGAGCGGCTCGATCATGACACCCTCCCGTAGACCTCTTCGAGGGCGTCCTGGTCGGCGACGCCGGACTCTGCCGGGTCCGCCTCCAGTTCGTCATCACCCGCGAAGCACGCGACACCGAAATTCGATTCGAGCGGGTCGTCTTCTTCCCCGGGCTCCGCGTCTTCGTCGGCGTCGTCGTCTTCGAGCGGGTCGTCCTCCTCGATGTCCGGGTCGCCGTCGAGTTCGTCGAGCAGCGAGATCAGGCGCTCGATCTCGGCCTCGGCGGCCCGGCGGGCGGCGCGGAGCTCGGCCGGGGCGAGGGTAGCCATCGGCGCGGCGCAGAACGCGGCAGCGCCCGCCGCACGGGCGGCAGCAGGCATCACGGGATGCAGGGTGGTCATGATGGTCTCTGGATCAAACCGGCTTGCTACGGCCGGGTGCCAGTGGGCAGCACTGGCGCCGGGAAGTTAGCAACGCCGCCAGAGACGACGCGCGACGGCCTTTCCCCGAAGGGTCTTGTATAGCCGCCGCCTTCCCGGCATAGTGGTGCCGTTCACGCTGGCGGCTAACCAGCGCGTCCTACATCAATGGCGACGGTTGATCCCGGCAAGGATCGCCCTGCCATCGCTCTGGTGCCAAACGGGCCCGGCAAGGCCTTTGGCGGGAGTTGCTACGCTCCGCTTACCAGACTGCCCGTATTCGGTTTCAAAATCAACAACACCGCGCAGCGCCCCTCCCCGGGGCGTGATCGCGCTGTTTCTGCTATGGTCGCCTCGGGTGGGGGGATCTGCGATGCGAGCGCTACTCGTCGCGGTGGCCGTAGCGCTATTCGGCGCCGCCGCGCTGAATGGCTTCTACGTCACGGGACCCGCGCTGCTCGAGCTTCGCGAAGACCCGCGAAACGAAACCGTGACGATGGTTCCGCACCTTCGATACGGCGTAGACCCGACCGTCATCGTCCTGGACTTGGTCTCTCTGGGTTCCACGGCGAGCATGGCCGACGTTGACCGCGTCATGTTCCAGATTGCGCACACCCTGCGAACGCGGAGCTTCACCGCAGCTCACCTCGCCTATCGCGGCAGCACTAAGTTCATCCTGTCAGGCGCCGACTTTCAGGAGATCGGCCGCGACTACGGGTCTCAGAACCCGATTTACACGATCCGCACCCTGCCGGAGAAGCTCTACCGAGCAGACGGCACGCGCGCATTCGGCACATGGACTGGCGGAGTTTTCGGGGTGCTGACGAAGCAGATGGAGGATCACCAAGCGATGCACGTCGACTGGTATCTTCGGGACGTAGCGCAGGCGCGCTAATTCTCCCCCGCGACTGCGCCGCTCAGAGGTTGTAGGCTGTCGTCGAACGATCCATCGAGATTCTGTTCGGGCCGGCGCCAGGGGGAACCATGGCAATGCACAAGACCTATCGATTCTCAGGCGGGAAATTAGAAGCGATCGAGCGGCCAGATTGGATAAAGCCGGCATTCGATGGGGACATTGACCTCTGGCACGCGGCACTTTCGTCCGTCGGCCTCATCCGCGACGAGACGTTTGGGGACGCTGGGCATACGCTCGAAGTTCACAAGCATTATGCCGGCCACTATTACGTTGAGTACTGGGACGCATCGGAATGTGTAATTGAGGTTCACATCGCCAATCCCGCCGACTACATTACATTCCGAGCGCAATATATTTCTCCGCTCGCGATGCTGATCATGAAATCGGACGAGCACGATGCGTGGCTCGATGAGCGCAGGCCTGACCGGCAGCGCTGAAGACCGCTTCGAAGCGTATTGACGAGGATCGCATGGATATCGCTGCAGCACTTTCATTGCTTGGTCAGGCAATCGGAGTTGTGAAAGACCTGAGAGAACTCGACAAGGGATTCGACGCCGCTGCGCTCAAAGCGAAGATGGCCGATCTATATGCCACACTCGCAGACGTGAAGATCGCATTGTCGGATGCTCGCGAGAGCATTCATGAGAGAGATCTGAAGATCAAAGAGCTTGAAAAAAAGATTACAGCTCTAAGCTCCGGAGAAGCTTGTCCGCTTTGTGAGGCCGGTCATCTGAAAGTAATTGCATCCCAGGAGCACCCTGACTTCGCCTTCGCTGGGGTGCAAGAGCGAACACTGAGGTGCACGAACTGCGGCCATACGGAGAAGCACCTGTACGATCCAAATGATCGGCCTAAGCGGAGGTGAAGAAAGTCGGCCGAGGTCGCCCCCGGCCGCCCCGATGCCGCGCCCGTTGCCCCCCGGAGTCGCGACGCTACTCGGCGATCACCTCGAACCCCTCCATGGCGACCCAGGTCCGCGACCCGGCGTCATCGACCGGCGAGATGTCCGACACGAGGTCGCGCGTGACGGTCCAGTGCCGGGCGCCCTGGACGTGCACGCCGTCCTTCAGCGCCGCCACGGCGGCCCGCGAGAGCCGGTCCGCGTCCGCGTAGGTTGCCGCCCGGCACGCCACCACGACCTTCGTCTCGGGCGCCCCGGTCGCGCCGTCCAGGTCGTAGGCCTCGGCCTCGCCGGTCCGGACCACGACGAGGTCGGGCGGCGCGCTGGTCTGCGGTGCTGCGCCGGCGTAGATGCGCGTGCCGGCGATCTCGGCGACGTCGGGCGCGGCCCGGAGCAGCGTGACGACGACGGTGACGGGCGTGGTCATGGGATCACCTCCGCACGAGCCGGTTGCGCGTCGCCAGCGCGGCATCCGTGGCTGACCCGGGCCGCCCGATGTTGCGGGCCTGCGCCTGGTCGATGATCACCTCGAGGTCGAGCCCACCGTCGGAGTTTCGCCGGCTCTCCGTCTTCACGGCCGCGCTGGCGTTGTTGTTCACCACGACGTTGACCGCGATCGGCGTGCCCTGCGACAGCTTGGCGAGCGCCGGCGGCGCCCGGCTTGCCCCGTCGAGGCTCGCCATCACGGCGCGGTCGCCGGCCGCCATGAAGTCTCCGACGAGCCCGCCTGAGGCGAAGCGGGGGACGCGGCCGCCGCTCTCGTTGATGGCATGCAGGAGCGGCAGTGTGCGCCGGGTCGCCTCGGCACGCACCACGAACTCGCCGGCCGAAAGCCGGGCCGGAATGCTGTCGCTGGTCGCGGTGCCGGCCCCCTGCACCAACCCGCCGCCCGCGAATCCGAGGAACGACTTCAGCCCCGAGAGGATGCTGCCACCGGAGCTGCCCGCACTGCCGTAGCCGAACAAATTCATGATCGACGCCTTCGCCTCCATGCGGATCAGGTCGCTGATCACGCTATCCGCGAAGTTCTTGAAGGCCTGGCTCGCGGTTTGCGATCCCGTAACGTAAGAGGTGAAAGCGTCGGCCGCAGTGTCGGCGGCGCGGTCGATCCGCATGAACGCCTCTGTCAAGAGCCGCTCACGCTGCGCGGCCTTCTCCATCGCGTCGGCGACCTCGTTGATCTTCGCGCGCTGCGCCTCCGTGACGGCGGTGTTCTTCATGCCCGCCTCGGCGTTCGCCTCCTTCGCCGCGGTTTCGAGCATCGCCACGGTTCGGGCGCGCTCCCGCGCTTCGGCGTTCTGACCGATCACCGCGTTTTCGGCGGTCATAACCGCGATGTGCTTCTGCGTCTGAGCGACGGCCCGTTCGAAGGCGTTCGTGTCTGCGCCGCCCTTGTCCTTGTCTTCCTTGACCGGGAACTTCTCGATCGAGACTTGCTTGTCCGGCGGGATCGTGACCGGCGGCTTGGTGGTCGGCTCGACGGGGGGCGACATGGTCGCTTTGAGGCCGCGGTCCTTGATCCGGTTGAACTCGTCGTTGAGGCTGTTGATGCGGGTCTGCAGGGTCTGCGCCATCGCGTAGTCGCCGCGCAGCTTGGTTTGGCCCGCCAGCGCGCCGGCCGCGGCGAGCTGCTTTTCCAGCTCGATCAGTTCCTTCGTGATCTCGACCGCCCGGACGCTGTCTCTGAAGCCGTCGATGTTGTCGACCCACGACCGGCCGGACACCTTGTCCATTGCCCGTCCGAGGCCCTCCATGATCTGGACGAGCGCCTTCGTCGCGCCGGTGGCGCTGTCGGTAGCGCCGGCCGCGTCGACCATGCGGTTCTTCAGCTTCACCCAGGCCGAAGAGAGCGTCGGATCAGCGCTCTTGGCGGCTTGCTCGAGCACGGGCACGCCGGCGAGGATGGCGCGGAAGAACGCCTCGGAGCTGACCTTGCCGTCCTTCACCAGCTTCGTCAGCTCACCGACGGAACCGCCAGCCTCCTTCAGCCCGGCCGCGGCAGCCTGCAAGATCGGCCGCGCCCCGTCCAAGAGCGAGTTGTACTCCTCGGCCTGCACCTTCCCGCCGGCCAGCGCCTGGCCGAGCTGGAGCAGCGCGCCGCTCGCTTCCGTCGCGTCGGTGCCGGCGACCTTCAAGGCGAGCGCCACGGCGTCGGTGAGCTTGATCAGCTCGCTCGACGAGGCGTGCAGCTCCTTCTGTGCGGAGGACACGCGACCGTAGAGCTTCACGAGCGCCTCGATCGGCACGGCGTTGCTCTGCGCCGATTCGTAGAGCTGGCGATAGACCTTCGACAGGCTGTCGCCTTCCAGGCCGGAGATCTTGAGGGCGTTCTGCAGGGTCGTGTACTGGTCCGCGAGCTGGCCGACCTGCTGGACGGAGACGGCCCCGGCGAGCAGCACGAAGCCTCTCCGGAGAGCGACGAGCGATGCTTCGGCCCCGAGCGCCGAGCCGCTCACCTTCGCCAGCGACGCCTCGGCGGCGCGGGCCGACTTGGCGAAGCTGGCGTCGAGCCCTTCGGTGAGCCGCCCGCCGGCGCCGAGGTGCTGCTTCAGCAGCGCCGCGGTGCGCCGGCTGTCGGCCTCGATCTTCCTGATGCTCTGGTCGAACTTCCTGCTGTTCGCTTCGAAGCTCGCGACCAGCCGCGCGACCTGGACTGACTCGGCCATCTGATCACCTCACCCGAATAGGACGTCGTCGAGGCGCCAGTCCTTGGCGCCGTAGATCGTGCTGCCGTCGCTGTGCATCGCCCGACCGATCGCCATGGCCGCGGCCTGCGCGGCGTCGATGGCGTCGGCGCTGCGCTTCTTCGAAAAGCGCACGAGCCCGGTATCGCCCACCACGGGCGTGACGTTGGACACGCACCAGCGCAGCACCGGGTGGCCGCCGTGCCGCAGCTTCCTCTCGAGAACGACGCGCTGGAATTCAGTGATCCCGTCGGTGTAGTGGAGCGCGCTCTGCGCATGCTCGACGACCGGGTGTCCGTCCTCGGCGAGCCGAGTCATGATGCGGCCGCCGAATCGGGGATCGAACGCGATCTCGCGGACGTCGAAGGTGGTGCAGAGCTCGACGATCTTCGCCTCGATTGCGGCCTCGTCCTGCACCGACCCGGGCGTGACGATCAGGTGACCGGCGGACTCCCACTCGCGCCACGGCTGATCGCTGTTCGCGGCGCGCAGCCGCACCGTGTCGGTCGGCAGGAAGCAGAACGGCACCACGGTGTAGCCGCCGTCGTCGTCGCGCAGCACCAGCACCACGGCGGTGAGGTCGAAGCTCTTCGACAGGTCGACGCCGAGCCAGGCGGTGCGGCCGGCCAGCGCCTTCACGTCGATCGGCGCCGAGCCCTCGTCCCAGACCGCCATGTCGACCCATCCGGCCGCGGTGCCGTCCTGCCAGCGGTTGAGATGGAGCTGCTCGAACTGCCGGCGGAACGCGGGAAGCTCCTTCGCCATCCGCACCGAGTCCCGGAGCGACGCGAGGTCCGGGAAGCCAGCGTCGAGCCCGGGATTCGCGAGCCGCCACGTCGCCTCGTCGTCCCACGGCAGATCGGCCGGCGCCTCGAAGATCACGGGCAGGAAGGACGGATCGACCACCTCGCCGGACTCGACGCGCTTCGCGTAGCGGTAAAGGTCGAGCCCGAGCGCCTGGTCGCGCCCGTCACCGGCGGTGCTGATGATGATGGTCAGTGCGTTGGGCACCTTCGCAGTGCCGGTCTTCAGGGCGCCCCACAAATCGACGGCGGTGCGGCCGCGCCACGCCGCGCACAGCTCGTCCGCGATCACGACCGCCGGCGTCTTGCCGAGCTGGGCATCGGCGTCGGCGCTGATCGCGTGATACTCGGCGCCGCTCTTCACGTGCACGATGCGGTTCTCCCACGCCCGAATCTTGGTCCGGGGCGAGAGGAGCTCGTCGAGGGCGAGCATCGACGCCGCCTCGCCGAAGGCAAGCCCGGCCTGCTCGCGGTCGACGCCGGCCGACACCACGAGGCTGTTCGGCGTCCGGAACGGGCCCACGGTGTGGGCGAGCGCGATCACGCCGGCCGTGGTCGACTTCCGCGCGCCCCGGCCGATCATGATGAAGGCGGTCCGCACCTGCCGGCGGCCCTGGTCGTCACTCGGCCCGTAGATGCGGGCGAGGATGCGCCGCCAGAACGGGGCGAGGTCGAGCCGCTTGTCGGCGTGCTCGGACTTCGGGTGCCGCAACAGGTCGACGAAGGCGAGGAGCTTCGCCGCCCGGCCGTGCGGATCCGGGATCGGGTCAGTCGAACAAGCCCAGTGCATCGTACGCGCTCTTCGGTCCAGGAGGGGCTTGCGGCTGGTCGAGCAGCCGGAGGCGGCGGGCGAAGCTGAGCATGCGAGCCGTCGCCTGTGCATAGGGGCGCGCCAGCGGGTGCGGCTTGGAGACGCCGTCCGTCGTCACGATCGCGCCTTCGCGCTTCAGCGCCGCGCCGTAGACCGCGACCAGGGCGGCATCCGAGCAGTAGGCGGCGAGTAACGGGCCGGTCGAGTCGGAGAGCACGCCGCGGCGCGCCAGCGACGTGGCGAGCTTCTTCCACAGCGCGGCGGCTGCCTTGTCGAGGTGCGCCGGCGGCGGCGGGACCGTGACCTTCGTGGTCTGCTTCGTCATGGCCGCACCGTGCACTGAAGCTCGAGCCCGACGCGCCGGCCCACCTCGCGGGTCGAGTTGATGTTGTAGGCCTTGCCGCCGTAGGAGACGCGATCGGTCACCAGCACGTCGCCGCGCCAGCGGATCAGGAACGTCGCCTTCTGCTCGGCGATCGTGGTGTTCGCGGCGAAGAACTCGCGGCCTCCGGTCTCCGCCAGCTTGGCCCGTTCGGTGGCATAGGTCGTGAACACCTCTTGCCACTCGCCGGTGACCGGGTCCTCGATGACCTCCATCCGCTGCAGGTCGATCACGCGGTCGAGCTGTCCGGCCAGCATGTTACTGCCTCGTCGGGGTGAGCGGATCGGCCGCCATGATCAGGCCGAGGGCCGCCTTGTTGGCCTCGGAGGCGTCCTCGGCCAAACGGTCGAGCACGATCTTCGCGCCCATGACGGCGACCTGCTGTTGACGGTCGTCGAGCCCGTCGAGCATCGCGACGACGCGCCGTTCCCGCTCGGCCGGATCCATGTCGATGGTGCCCAGCATGAAGTGCGCTATGCGCCACACCACCTCGGCGAGCCGCTGTCGTTCGGTGTCGAGCATGTCAGCCCCCCTCGGCCTGCCGGCGCGCCGCGGTCCGGACCGCCTTCGCCATGCGTCGCGCGAACGCCCGCTTCTGGGCTCGGAAGGCCGGCCAGAAGAACGGGTGCGGCTCGCTGCCGGGGTGGCGCGCGCCCTCGTAGATGCCGCCGACGATGTGCGGCTTCGTCCCGAATTCGACGAGCGCGCTGTGTCGGGCCGAGGTGTTGCCGCTGGTGACCGTGGTCGCGATCTCGTTGCGCGACTTCCCGGCGAATTGCGCGTGCGCCGGCGGCGGGCCGTTGCTGGCCTGGATCGACGCCCGGAGCGCCCCGGTCTTGAACGGCGCCAGCCCCTTGGCGAGCGCCACCATCTCGTTCGCGGCCCGCGTCGTCTCGGCCTGCAGCTCCTGCTTCGTCTGCTCGGACATGGCGCGCATCTTGCGGACGAACTTGTCGAGGCCCTCCATGGTCAGAAGCTCCACGGCCGGTGTGAGGCGATCAGGTCGAGCGCGACGGCCGGCACCGTGATGAGCTGGGCCTGCCCCAGATAGGCGTCCTCCCGCTGGCCGTAGAGCGTCGCGACGGTGGCGAGGATGGCTTGCCGGATCGGCTCCGGGACGGTGTCGGCCGCGGCGCCGTAGCCGGCCGTGAAGGTCACCGCGACGGCCTCGGGCCGGAGGTCGGTGGCCGGCCAGGCGGTCGCCGGCAGGACGTAGGCGCCGTCGAGCACGTCGAGCCCGTAGACGTCGTACTGGTCGGCGGCGAGCGTCTGGGTGGCGCCGGCCGCGTCGCGATAGGTGACCGCGGTGACGGCGCTCACCGGCGGCAGCGGTAGCTCCAGGCGGCCGCGCGGGAACCCGTCGAACTGGGCTTGCCACGTCTGCTCGATCAGCGGGCCGCACAGCCCGTCCCGGCCGTCGAACCGAGCGGTCGCCGCGGCGATCAGGCGGGTGATCAGCGCGTCATCGGCGTCGCCGGTCACGTTGAGATGCGCTTTGGCCTCGGCCAACGTGACGGGCGCGGCGGCCGGCGGGGTGATCAGGGTCAGGCTCACGGGCTCCTCCCGGGCGGAAAAAAACAGGGTCTGTCCCACGGCAGTGGACGGCGGCGGTCCGGTGGATCAGCGCCGGATCTCAGACTCCCCCCTCCCGTCGCCGCCATTCGGCTTGCTGGCGGGCCGACCGCGCGTTGTGGCAGCGCTCGCAGAGGGGCCGAAGGTTCGACCTGACGAGGCGAAGGTCAGGCCTGAACCTGACAGGCTGGATGTGGTCGACGTGCTCGGCGGGCGCACCGCACTTGGCGCACCTAGGCTGCTCGGCGAGGACCGACGCACGAAGCTGTTCCCACTCGTGGTCATAACCGCGCTGCCTCGCCGAGGGCCGCAGGTCCGGTGCCCGTGCTGGTCGGCACGAGCAGGGCTCGCCGGGTCGCACCACCCGACCGCAGCCACAGACCCGAGCGAACCTGCCCAAAATCAGACCATGACATTGCAGTCGCGCACCAGTTGGCGCACCGAAGCCTCAACGGTTGGCGGGACGGCAGCATAGAAGACGTGATCGACAATCACAGGAACGCGACGGCCGGTCAGGTAGCCACGCGCCAAGTCACTGCGATTGCATATGATGACGGTCGTCGCTTTCAGCACGTCCGCGCCGCGCACGTCATGGATCATCTGCTTGACGTATTCGCGAAGCCCCGAGTTGTGAACCACGACAACCGAGCCGGTTGCAGGGAGCGCCTTGATCATGGCCAAGGTCTGTCCGGTGCCTCTATCGGTAGTGGTCATACTGACCTCCAAAATCGGCGCGCGCCGTCGATCCCTAGGGGGTGTGTCAACCAGATAAGCATGAATCAGACTCTCGAATTGGTGCCGGCGTTGACCTGATTGGCGCCATGAAGACCCTCGCGAGTCGGGCGGCAGCGATCAGGTCTCGGGGTTCTTGGGACGCGCCGGCTCACCCCTAGAGGATTGCCGCCCTATCTTGGCCGAGCTCCGCGCCGGCCGAGATTTCGTCACGCCACCGGGGCGCTCGCCGGGTGACCCTTCACCACCATGACGGCGATGGGGGTGCCGGTGCTGTGCGTGCCGCCGAAGTCGGCCAGCACGCTGACGTAGCGCTTGCTGCCGATGTAGGAGAGCTTCGTCACGTCGGCCGCGGCGTGTGCCGCGACCAGCGACTTGACGATGCCGCCGGCCGCGACGGTGACGCCGAGCACGTCGCTCTGCGACACCGCGACGTGGTCGTTCACGGTGTCGGTGTCGCCGTGCTTCAGCACAAACTCGATCTTGTTCGTATCGGTGAAGGTGATGCCGCCGGCGCCGATCGCCAGCAGCAGGGCGAGCGACTCGAAGCCGAGGCGATCGATCGCGACCGGCGTGTTGTCGGCCGACAGGGTGGCGGGGCCGATGGCGAGCACCGGGCCGATGTTGCTGTGTCCGTCACGCATGATGGGTTCTCCTTCGGTCCGGCGATCAGCTCGTCGCCATCTTCAGCTTGCGCAGCGCAGCCGCCGCGATGACGCCGCCGCCGACGCGGCGCGTGGCGTGGAACCGGGTCATGCCGGTCGTCGCGAGCAGGTACGGGTTCACGAGGACCGACAGGCCGATCCGGTCGACGATCCGATAGCCGGTGTTGAAGTCGCCGAAGATGATCGGGAACGCGCCCGACCCGACGTCCGGAATGTCGACCGCCTCGACCACGGGGCGACCGAGAATCGTCTCGGGCTGGCCGGCCTGGAAGCTCGGCTGCCACAGATAGTTGTTCTGGCCGTCCTTGAGCTTCCGGATCGTTGCGAGGGTCGAGCCGTTCATCAGCCACGAGCCGCGATTCCGGTAGAGCGCCGGCAGCGCGTACATCAGCGTGATCAGGGCGTCGGCAGAGAGGTTCGTGGCGTGGCCGTTCGCCGTGTAGGCGATGGTCGCATCGCTCATGAAGCCCATGGGGGCCAGGACGCCGTCACCCGAGACGAACGCAGCGCCTTCCTTCTTGCCGAAGTCGTCGGCGAGCGCCAGCCGCACCTCGGCCTCGGCGCTGGCGCCGCTGTCCTGGAGGAGCTGGTTCGACACGTCGACATAGGTGTTCAGCTCGCGGACCGGCACCTCGAGCTGACCGAAGGCGGGCTCGGACCCGGTCTGCGCCTGCGTCTCGCCGCGCCACGCCGCGTTGGTGATCGCGGTGCGCCGCGGATAGATCACCGACGGGTTGCCGGTGCTGCGCACGCTGGCGATGCTGCGGATCGGCGAGAACTGCACCAGGTCGCGGATGAACTCGGTGCTGAACTCGGCCGGCGCCAGATACCCGCCGCCCGGGTCGCTCGACACGGTCAGCGCCTTGCGCTCGACCTCGCCGAGGCCGTCCTTGCCGTTGCGAAGGTAGACGTCGAAGGCCTTCTTCTCGATCGCCGCCGGCTCGTCCTCGGCGCCCTTCTTCACGGCCGGACGCGCGACCTTGGTCTCGACGTCGTCGAGGCGCTTGGTCAGCTTGTCGAGGTCGGCCGCCTTGGTCTCGACCGCCTTCAGGCGCTCGTCGACCGTCGCCTTCAGCTCGTCGAGGGCCTTGGTCACGAGGGTGTTCGGGTCGTCGGCGGCGCCGTCGTCGCCCTTCAATTCGATGACACCCGCGGGCGTCGGCCGAAAATGCTTCATGGTGATCACCTCGTTCGGAGGGCCGCGGCGGCCCGGTTGATCGCCTCGGCGAGCGCGATAGCGGCCGCGGCGGACTTGGCCCCGGTCACGCGCGCGCCGGGGTGCATGGGGATGGTGACGAGCGAGATTTCGGCGAGGTCGAGCGCCGTGATCGTGCGGCCGCCGCCCTTGCGGCCGGTGGCGCTCTTGGTGACGAAGCCGATGGACAGACCGCGCACGGCACCGGACTGGACGAAGGCGCGAACCTCGCGGGCGCGCGCGACGTCCTCGATCAGGAGACGGCCCGTGACGTGAAGTCCGTCCGCCTTCTCCTCGATCACGTTCCACGCTCCCACGGGCTCGGCGGGGTTGTGTTGGAACAGCATCGGCACCGGCGGGGCCGCCCCCTTGAAGGCGCCAGGCGCGACCATGTCGCCTACGCGGTCGGGCGTGCCGAACGGCCACGCGAGGCCCGTGATCGTGCCGGCCTCGTCGACCGCGAGAGAGGCCTTGAACTCGATCCTGCTCATTGCTGCGCGCCTCCGGCCGGCGGCTGCGGTGCGGCAGCGGGCGGCGCGCCGAGCGCCGACACCGGGACGTTCGCGCCCTGCATGACGTACTTCTCGCCACCCTGGTACGGCGGCATGCCGATCGTGCTGCGCGCCTCGTTCGGGTTCAGGATCCCGTGCGTCACGGCCTTGGCGAGGCCCTCGAACCGGGAGGCGAACTCGGCCCGCTCGAACTCTGTCGCGTCGAACTCGACCTCGAACGGCCACTCGTCGGGGCCGAACAGCACGATCTCCAGCGCGCCCTCCCACATCCGAATCCAGGGCAGGAGGCAGTACCGCACGAACTCGGCGCCCATCGTCTCGGCGTTGCCGCTCGGAGCCTTCTGCTGCTCGGCGATCTGGTGCGGGCTCACCCGCATGCCGCGGGCGATCTCTAGGGTCGCGCGCTCCCACACGCCCGTCAGCTCGGCGTCGACCGACGTCATCACGGCCGGATCGAAATCGACGTCCGGCTCGAGCAGCAAGGTCCGGCCGGCATTCTCCGGGCCGGACGCCGCCGCATCGAAGGCCTTCTTCAGGTTCTTCTTCGCATCTTCCGAGAGCTGCTTCTTCGGCTTCAGGTAGCCGCCCGGCTTGGCGCCGCGCCGGAACAGGTTCTCGACGTGCCGCATCAGGGAGAGCGACAGCGACAGCGGCCCGGCCAGCACCTCCGGCATCGCGCGGCCGTCGAAGCAGCGGATGTGCAGGATGTCGGCACGGGTGTGGACCTCGTTGGTCCCGTCGGCCAAGCTGATCCGGTAGACCGGTGGCTCGGTGGGCGCGGCCTGGTCGACCGTGCACGCCGCGCCGAGCGGCAGCAACTCGCGGATCTCGCCGTCGGGGCCGCGCGTCGCCAGCGCGAAGGCGTGGCCGCGCTGCATGGCGTCGATGGTGAGGCCGGCGACGAACTCGGACCAGGACAGCCACGAACACGGACGGTCGAGCAGCCGGGCCCGGCGATCGCCGCGGACGTGCTCGCGCTCGCCGGCGTCGCTGACCTTGATGATGCGCGCCGGGAGCACGGACAGCGCCTCCGAGATCAGACGGACGGAGCCGGCATAGGCCGGCACGCGCAGCGCGTCGCCCGATGTCACGGTGCCCGGCGCCACGGGCAGGCCGAGCAGCTCGGCCCACGAGATCGCGGTCGCCATGGTCGGAGCGGCCATGCCTTTGCGCTCCGCGGCGCCAGCGCCGAAGAGGGTTCTGAGCAGTCCCATCGATGTCCCTGAAATGCAAAACCCGCCGCGGCGGGGCCGGGCGGGCGCAGTTCCTGATCGTGCCGATTTATTAGCACAGGCCTCAGCCGGTCGCAACCTGATCACGACCGCTTCCCCACAGCTTGGCGAGCCGACGCAGCGACAGCTTCAGCCAAGCCCCGACGTGATCACGGTCAGCCTTCCGTGTCCGCCCCTGCTCGTCGCGGCCGAACAGGCTGCCCGCCGCGTCGTCGATCGTGTAGCCGCGGCCCACCACCATCTCGACGACCACGGTCCCGCCAACCCGGGCGAGCGCGCGATCCGCCTCGTTGAGCAGCAGCCCGGCCGCCAGCCGCGCGGCCGAGTGCGAGCCGCTCGACGGCGCCGACGGCGTGCGGTCCGGATCGAGCAGGTGCGAGCTGCCGCCGTACGTGCGTTCGAAAGCCGATCGGTAACGCAGCGCCGCGGCGTGCTCGGCAGAGCCGATCTGCTTGGCGCGCGCCATCAGCGTGATGGTGTCGACGACGCGCGCGGGCCAGGGGACGCCGTCGACGGCAGATGACGCCGTCGCGCGGCGCTGGGCGTGGCTCCGGGTTCTCATTGGGCGGCCTCGTTGCTCGCGGGTTTCTCGAACGGAGCGATCGCTCGTCGGCGCCGCGCCCCTGCTCGTTTTTCGAGTTCTGGCAGGGCGGCGCTCGCCTGCTCGACCACCTTGTCGAGCCGGGCGAGGCTGTGCGTGGCAACCCTGAGCTTCGACTCCTGCACGGCGACCTCGGCGAGAACTGCAGCGATCGCCGGGAGCCACTCCCGCGTGGTTCGGAGCGTGCGCACCGCGGCGGAGAGCGCACCGACCGTCGGCTGCGTCGCCCTGACATCCTCGGCCAAGAGTCGGCCGTAGAGCGCGAGGTCGTGATCACGACCGGCATGCGGAAAGGCAGCAACGAGCAGCGCGAGGTGCTTCGCAATCTCGTCGTCCGTGGCCGGCACACGGGCCTTGTTGAGCCACGCCCCGATCCGATCCGGCACGCCGTCGGTCTGGAGCTGGCGGGCTGCGGTGAGCGCCGGAATCAGCTCGCGGTCGGGATCGATCCCGTAGCCGGCGTATTCGATGGCCCGGGTGAGCCTGGCCGTGATGGCGGCGACATCGCCGACCGCGCGCTCGACCAGTTCGATCGAGCGGCCGCTCGGGCTCACCGTGGCAACCTGCTGGTGGGTCATCGGCGATCCTCCAGGAAGCTCGCAATCCCGGCGACGGCGGAGGCGATCCCCGTGCGCCGCGCTGCGCCGTCGAGGGCGTCGGGCTCGTCGAGCCACGCTTCGGCGTTGAGCCACGTCGTCGGGTGCTTCGTGAACTTCGGGTCCTGCCCGGCACGCTCTGCGGCGTAGCGGCGGGCCCCAGCGATGACGGCGGCGGGATCTGCGCCGGCCTTCAGCGCCGCGGCGAAGGCGCGCTCTGCCGCCCCTTTGGCCTTCCGGCGGGGGTAGGCGTCCCAGAACTCGGCGAAGGCCCGGTCGACCTCGGCCATGCTCGGCTTGGCCGTCCGGGCAGGGCGGCCCGGCGGCCCGCTGGCGGTCGGTGGCGGGAACAGCTCGCCGTCGTGGATGACCGAAAGAGACTCTTCCCGGTTTCTTTTCCCGGTTTCATTTCCCGGTTTCTCTATAGGGCATGCGGAATCCCGCACATCGGATATGCGGGATTCCGCACATCTGTCATGCGGGATTCCGCACATCTTCGCCGGTTCATCGGCTGCTAGCTGCGCGGAATCCTGCACATCTTGCTGTGCGGTTTCCCGCACATCTTCGTGGCCGTCGAGCTGTGCGGAATCCTGCACATCTTCGACCGGCCCGACGCGGTCGAAATTCAGGGTGTAGATCGACGAGCCCGGCCGCCGCTGGACAGTCAACCATCCGCCTGCGGCGAGCTCGCCGATCACGTCGGAGACGACCCGCCGTTTGCAGCCCGAGAGCTCGGCCAGCACCTCGACGCGGGGGTCGCATCGGCCGGTGCGCGAGTTGTGGCAGTTGAGCAGCACCCCGAACACCACCTTCGCCCGGGGCGACAGGCCTGGATCCGCGTGCGCCGCCTGGAGCAGGTTCCACTTGGCAAGGAGGGGGGTCGAAGTGGGGCCCTCCGCTCCCGTCGTCGAGCGGGTAGGCGGGGCTCGGCGCGTTCCAACTCTTCCCCGAATCAGGCCGGATTCCCGAGGCGCAGAACTCGGAACAATCCTTGATGCTGCGGTTAGATCACAGGGCCTGTCACGCCGGAGGTCGCGGGTTCGAGCCCCGTCGCTCCCGCCAGTCTTTTCAGAGACTTGGCAGACTTCCCCGAACAGCCTTACAGTTCATTCGGTGATCGCTGATCGACGCTTTGCGTCGGCCGCTCGATTGTGGGCGGAGCGGCGAGCCGGTCGGGAAGGCAGGGCGGACGAGCAGGCTTCCGGTCTGGCTCGGAACAATTCGGCGGCCGGGGGCTTGTGATAAACGGCTGGAGCTTCGGCATGCCCCGCTTCTTCTTCCATCTCACCGGCGGACGGTCGGCCCGGGACGTCACGGGGGATGACCTCCCCTCCGTCCTCGACGCCGTCGAGAACGCGCGACAGGTCGCGTCCGAGCTCGCCCGGAATGTCGACCCCGATTTCGTCGAAGGGGCCTTTATCGTCGTGGAGGACGAGGGCGGTCGGCCGGTGTACTCGGTTCCCCTGAACCGTCCAGACAGGAACCGCCGATTTCTGAACCGCCGATTTCTGAGACGTCCGGACCCATCGCCTGCGCTGGCGAACGAGAACCGCACACCGTAG